TGCTGCAACTTGCAGCGCAAATAAGCCATCGGTTGGGAAATATCCTTTCGCCCGTTGTTGATGTCTATCTTCTCAGTCCCAGAATCAATCGGGTAGTTGCTGTTCTTTGTTGCTCCGTCCCACAGGGTGCCGCCACTGATGACGTAATAGGCGTTATCCCCGCCGTAAAGCAATGCGGTGTCAGCAAGTTCGGCCTCGACATACGGGTATGCCGTCGTGTCCCACATATGCTCAGTCTGTGCGTTGCTGTAATTAGGTTGATTGGCCATTGGGTTAATCAACAGGATGTAGTCATCCATGTCAAGCCGCGACGATATCTCGTTTTCCTTCTCATCGGTGTAGTCGTTGATGAATTGGGAAATGTTGTCATACTCCTTCGCCATGGCGGTGTAGGGTGGGAGCTCCTGCACTTTCCGCATCCATAGGATTTCGCTTCTGATCATGAAAGCGCCGCTTAACGCAAGCGTGTCGGAGTAACATATCGTGGAGTAGTTGTTGGTCACATCATCCCACGTTGACCCGTTGTAAAGGTACTTGTGGCAAATAATGTTGGGGTTGGCCATATACTTGACGAACACGCCAGCCAACCATGTCGGAGACTCAAAGGTATCGCTGTTGTCGAATTTCCCGTTTACGTCCACAAAAACGAGCATCTTGGTATTGGTGTCCCCGGTGGAATTGCCCACCTCACTCTCCACCACATCGCCGTATATCGGGCCTCTATCGTCCCCGATGTTGTAGTCTGATGTTCTTGGGCATTCCATGTTCGGGTCGGCCTTCGTGATGTTGACGGCACCATTGAAGAAGTCGGGCAATACATTGTCATAGTCGTTAAGTTTGCACTTGACTTTGATTTTGTTAAAAACATCGCCCAGACTCAGCCTTGCGGTATTCTCATAGTGGCTTTCCTTCGTTATCTCCATAGGTGCCTGTTGGGTAGTTGACAGCGATGGTGCTGCACTGCTTCCTGTAACATACTTATGCCATTGCAGTGTGCCATCCCCCGCCCGCACAGCATCATAGTCGATGAAGTACACCATATTCGTGTATGCCATCACCGAGCAACCGATGTATTGGGCAATCTGTTCAAGCACGTCCTGGCACGTCCACGCCACGTCGGTGTCTGTCTTTTTCTCGTCACTCTTGTTGTCGAAGAAATTGCACTCACTGATGTACAGGTTATCCATGATGCCTCCGCTCATGCCGGCTATGCCGCTGTTGTTGCTCACATTCCAGTTTGAATAACAATGACACTGCTGGATGATGTGATCCACAATCTCACGGAACGACCTCACCGACTTGTTTTCACCAACGGGTGTGTACTTGATATATTGCAGGGTACTGATTCCGTCGATGCATTCTATATCGATGGTCTCAATAGCCTTATACCCCATGTCATAGAGATTGGGTGTGGCGAAGCCTACCCACTCAACCAGGTTGGCACTGTTGCGCAGTTCAACCTTTGTGCCTTGTGCGGTTGCGCTGTAGATGTCGAACAAATAGCCCTCGGTCACCACCTGGATGGTCGCACCTGTCCCCTTTACGGGCTTATAGATGGTATCATCGCCGCTATCCATCGTTGTGACGAATGGTGTTGCGCCCAACGTGATGGGCATGGTGGTGTCGTTGGATGCGTTGTAAGAAGGTGACCACCCCGTGAATATCTTAACGGTGTGTTTGTTGCCCTTAACGTCTGTAAATTTCCCTTCGTAGATCATGACAGTTTTCTAGTTTTTCGGTCAAAGTTATTAAGCACTCCCTTTAGTTGCGAACCATTGATAAAAAACTCCACTTGACCGCCAGCGATGGGGCTAGACCCTCCGTCAAGCATACGGAAAAGCCGCGACTGCTGACCTTGTGTCAGTATCATCTCGCCAGCATTCGCCCTCACATACATCTGGTCTCCGTGATAGCTGTTCCCCTTGATGATACCACCCGAAGCATATCCGCTCGTTAGGCTCTTAATCTGTGCGACCATTGCGATAAGCTGAGCAAGGCCAGCGATACCGAATGCAGCCCAACCGATAGGGCCTAACTTCCCGGCACCCTTCATCGCCATAGCAAATGACAATGCCAGGTTACCGATTGTCTGCGCAATAAGACCGCCAATCTGCATACCCTTGTCCTCCATCGCAGCGCCAATCGCCCCGACTGCTTGGCCAGCAGAACTGAGCGCGGCACCCATCGCGCCTATTTGGGCTTTAGTATCACCGACTTCGCTCTTAAACACGCTCATGGTGTTCATGATGTTACCGAACGTCTGCATTGCCAAGCCGCCCATGTCACCCATCGCAGCGCCTATATCCTCATAGAGTTTCGATGTACGCTCAATCTCTTGGTTGAGATAAATCTGCTCTTTGATGAGTTTGGCGTTTGCCGAGTCGGGGATGTTCACGCCACCGAGTTTGCCTGTAGTGGTCGGCTTATTCCCGAACAGGTCACCGAACTTGCCGAGATTGGCGCTGTCGGTTATCTTCTTGAGTTGCTCAGTAGAATTTTCAAACTGCTTGAGCGCTTCTTTGGCGGCATTGATTTTTTTGTACAGGTCAGAGAATTGGGCACCATATTCGGCAAGTTGTTCCTCGCTCAGTTGGGTAACGTCAACATTCCCCTGAAGCACTGCATTGAGCTTACTGAGTCGGGTCTCGTAGTCCTTGAGGGAGCCCGCAACGTATGTGGGCGTGTTCCTAGTGGAACGTGAGCCGCCAGCCTTGCCAGTCTTTTTCCCGCCACCGCCAGCAGTGGGCACACCAATTGCCGGTGTAGCGACGGTTGACTCGGTATGCTGTAGCCGTTCAATCTCTTTGTTGTAAGCCTTGATGTTGTTGTTGCGGTAGGCAAGTTGTTCCTTTAGCTCATTGACGCTCTTTTCCCAACCTGCGACCTGGGCGTTCCTCAGCTCATTGATGCGCTTCGCAAGAGCATCGCCCTGCTCTTTCTCGTACTTGCGTTGTAGCCTCAGTTCGTTGATGGTCTGCTGTCGGGCCTGTTTCTCGTTGTAGCGTTTCTTCCCGCTGGTGTCGGTGTCGTTCAGGTAGTGGTTGAGACGGTCATCGGCGTGTTTGCGGATGCGGTCATTGGATGACTTTGCATGGTCACCGATGCGGGTCTCTGCACTGTTACGCATAAACAAGGCAATACCTTGCAGGGCTTGGTTGATGAGGCCGATGAACGACTGGAGAAAGCCGTTACTTTCACCGATCGCGGCGGTGAGCGTAGTCCATGAGGATGATAGACGGTTGAGTTGCGCGTCGAGAGTCTTGCCGTTCACCTCGGCTTGCAAGTGTGCCTCGCTGGTGTCTGTCACCGCAGCGGTAAGGTTCTTCACCTGCTCGGTAGAGTCTGCGAGAATGGCGGCTGCGTTGTAGTTACGCTTGCCGAACAGCTTTACCATCTCGTTGGTGTTGCCAATGCGGGCATGGAGATTCTCCATCGCTTTGTCGAGTCCTACAATCTTGGGGTTAAGGTCATCACCCGCTGTTGTACCCAACACAAGCAGCACGTTACGCAGTGCGGTGCCCGCTTCTGCTGCGTCAGGCATACGCTTTGCCAGTGCCTCAATGAGCGCGGTGCCTTGTTGGACTGATAACCCCGCATTGCGGATAGCGCTGCCGCACTTGGTGAATGCCGTGGCCAGATACTCGATGTTACCCGCGCCGTTCTTTGAACCAGCGGCAAGCACATTGATGTAGGTCTCCGCATCGTCGGCACTGGCACCCATCTGATTCATGATACCTGTAAGCGACTCGATGGATGCCTCAAGGGGAATGACACCAGCCTTTGCCAATGTGGCGGCACTACGGGCTACTGCATCAAGGGCTTCGGGTGACTTCAGCAGTTCAGGCATCTTTGACCCGATTACTCCGTAGGAGTCAACAATCTGCGAGCTGGAGATACCCATCGCCATTGCGGTGTCGGTGGCCATCTGCTTAACCCTGCCCATCACGTCAGTACCCAATCCGGTCAATGACTGGAGGTGTGCCATGCTTGTTTCCAGCGCGCGACCATTGGCTGCGACATCACCTATTGCCTTGCCAAGTGCTGCCATTGCGGCAACGCTTGAGCCAAGCTTGGTGATACTGCCCAACCCTGCACCGCCAAGCAGCCCGCTGATGTCCTTTCTAGCCATCTGCGTCTGCCTGGAGAACCTGTTGACGGATGATGTGGCACTTGCAAGGCTGCGGTCAAAACCTGCCTTGTCAATGCCTAAAATGACTCGTAAATCAGCCTTAACGCTCATTGTTCATCTGTATTTCTAGTTGTTTTGCTTTCATCTCAAGCCGCTTTTTGTCGGCATTGCTCATTGAGGTGTCGTGGCGCTCGGTTTTATCTTCCCACGGGAAGGATACAATATCGCTCACGCTCATCTTTTCGGTGGAGTGGGTTTGCGCCCCAATGTAGCTCACAAGCCGCGCCTGTTCCCATGCGTCCTTTGACGCGAGGTATAGATGGGACATCAGACAATCGACTTCGTACATCTCCATCTCGTCCATCACATATCCCGGTGTCATGTGACCCTGGAACACGAGCATGGAGTAGATGTCGCCCGCCGTCAACTTTTTTTTTCACCGCCAGCGCCTTCATTGCCGATCTTCATGAGCGCCATCTTGTGTTCCTGCGCGGTCAGCATATCGCTGAATGACTTGATAATTTCAGCCGACCCTTCCGCGTCGGGTTCGCAAGCATCGATGAAGTCATCAAAGGTCATCTTCATGCCGGGGTTGTTCGCCAGCAGAATGGCATAGTAGAACAGGAACTGTTCCATGCTCGACACCACATTGAACGACTTGCCCGTGATGTTCTCAAAAATAAAAAGTGCGCGAAGCGTGTACTTGATTTTATAGCTTTCGCCATTGATTTTAACTTCCATATCTCTCAATTAAAAAGGGAGCGGGAACACCCCGCCCCCGATGGTTCATGAACTTGAGAAAGCGATTAACCCCCCGCGTTAGGTGCAGTAGTGGGCACAAGAGGGCCATCACCCTGCAACTGCACGGTAAAGGTGGCATTCTCCCCGTTGGGGGCGTTCACCTCAACATTGGTGATGAGGACAGTGCCGGTGTAACCGAGGCTCTTGTTGGAGGTAGAGCCGATGGTACCCGCATTGGCAGGAGTCCACGCGTCACCAGTCGTTTCATCGACGCTGTTTTTCTTATCTGCGTAGGGATAGGCGCTGCCACTGTCACCCTCAACGCTGAAGGTGGCGGTTACCTTAGTCTGCGACAACATCAGGTTGATGAGGTCTTGGTAGTTGTAGCCAGCACCATCGTAGCTGCACAGGTTCTCGCTGGTAGCCGACCATGAAATGATGCCATAGTCAGATGCCTGGAACTTTCCACCGTCATCCTTCGTTGAAGTCTGCTGGGTGTCAACGCTCACCGTTAAGGTGTGCGAAGTCGCAAATGCAATCGATTTCACGGTGCCGTTGGCTTCCTTGAGGAACAGCATCAGGTCACCGCCTTTAATAACGTGTCTGCTCATTTTTCTATCGTGATATCAAATGTTAAGTCTTGTAAGTAACTTGTCTCGTTGTACATCTCGGAGGCATCGGCCAGCGTGATGCTGGCTATTTTGACACCCTGGACTGTTCCCGAACCGCCAACAAGCGCGTCAGCGATCGAGTCGGCAAGCATCAACCCGCTCTGGTAGTCCATCGAAACGACCTGCACTGACAGCGTGGCGCGCTGCGTCTGCGCAAGCCTGTCTTTGGTATCATACACCGCGAGCGATGCACGTCGATAAACGGCAAAAGGCTGAGGCGTGTTTTCCTCGGCCACAATGGCATGGGCATTGGTGATACCTGATTGAGCAAGTATCGCCTGTATCGCCTTAGATAAGTGTAACCCCGTCATGTCTTGCCTGTTTTTTAATGTGCTTAATCAATGCTTCTTCGATGTCTCTTGCCGCCTCATGCTCTTTGGCTTTCACCGCCCTGGCAAACCAACCGAGTTTGCC